GTGTCTTTGCGGACAATGTGGCAGCTGTATAACCTGACTGCAACATAGCCGTTCTCAACGTTCCCGAAATAACAATACTGACAAGAGAATTTGAAGAAATCGTAACTGTCTTGTGAACATATCCCAAAATAGGAGATGTAGCCACATCGGCAGGTTTTACGATTTTATGCAATCCTGTGTCAGGGTCTTTTGGGCTTACGGGCAATCCTGCCAAAATAAGATTATCGGCATTCGTATAGCCTGTGGTATCAATTGTTCCACCTCCGGCTATCGTGTCGATTACACTCTCGAAAACAATAGGCTCAAAGCTCTGTTCTCTTTGTTTTTTTACTCCATCCATTTTTAATCAGATTTTCGTTTATCAATAAATTCTTTAACTTCCGCAGACACTTCCTTGTCATTTGATTTTCCACCCAAAAGCGGACTTCCAACAGCCGCAAGTGAAGCATCTGCTATTGTTTGATTAGCAACTTTGACGTCGTTTTCGGTATCGGTCAAGTATCCTGCAAAATCCTCTTCTGCTTGAAAAGCCATTCTTGTAAAATCCTTTTGTATTTTGGATTTCAAAAATGTATCTTCGCAGGTTTCAAGAATTTTATTGAGCCTTACAAGTCTTTCGTCTCCTGCTGTTTTCTGTCTCATAGATGACAATTCCTCTTTTAGAGGGTTTGTTGCCGCTTCTACTGCTGCTTTTACAATAGCTGCAAGGTCTTGAGGCTCATCTTTGGCAGGAGGAGTTTGGTTTGGGTCTGTTTTGCCTTTTTCTACAAAGTCAAATTTTGCCTTTAATCCATCCTCGAAAGTCTTAGTCGATGTTGAAACTTCTCCATCTACTGCACTGCGAAATTCCTTTACATAATTGCCAACCTGTTCGGCTGTTAATTTTTCAACAAGGGCTTTCGCTTCATCTTCGGTTGTTACGCTTAGAGATAATGAACCTGCTAATTGTGCCAATCCGTCTTTACGCACGCCTGCGAACTTAGCTTGCAGTAATGCTAAAATTTTGTCTTTCATTTTTGTAAAATTTAGTTACTAATCAAAAGTGTTACAAAAATAAAGTAAGTTTATGGAAAATAGCCGATTATTGGCAATGACTTACGAATGAGTTACGAATATTGATTAACAGATTAATTTGCTAATTGATTAATTTATTTTTAGTATCTTTGCAAAAAATAACCCAATTGCACGCAGCTTCGGATTGTAGTTCCGATAGATATGCTGATTGGGTTATTTTCTTTTTAGTCCTTTCAATACTTTTTCATTATCAGATATACTGTAAAATGAAAGATTATTTGCTTTATCTTCCCTTACAATAAGCCATGATTTTTCTCCTTTGATTTCTATTTCAAAAACATGACTGTTTAATATCATGGGATTTCTTTTAACGTATTTATTAGAACCAAGATATTTGGAATTTTTCAGTATATTTGAAATATCCTTAATTAATTCATTCTTTTCATAGTAATGTTTATGAGGCTGATTAAGGTATTCTTTTAATCCTTTTCCTGTAAATTCTATATTTCTATTGAGTTGGTTATGATGAATGGTTGTTTGTTGAATGTTTTCTTTTGCCCAATTTCTCAATGATTTAACTCTGATATTCGATTCTGCTACATCTCTTATCTCTGCTAAATCAATATTATCTTGCATCCAAAAGGGTAATGATTTTGCATTGGCAAGTCTCTCTTTGCTATTTCGTATCCAATCGTAAAACTTTTTAGGTGGATTTTTAATAACGTTTTTGGGCTTAAATTCATTTTCTCTGCCCTCAATTTTTAATCTTCTCAGTCGTTCAAATTCTTTATCGCTTATTAAAATAGGGAGCATTATACATCGGCATTGCGGATGCCAACCCTCCCAAAGAAACTCCTTTGGATATTCTCCTGCTAATTCATCGCAAATATCGTGAAAAGGCACAGGTTTGCCATTAATTAGAACTGTGTGATTATTACTTAATGAAATCTTATATCCAACAATAAACGGACTTGTTTGGAAACGCTCCCATTCTGCCCTCCGATACGCTCTTGCCATTTCCGTTCGGAGCAATCTCATAGCGTTTCTATGAGCGGAACGATAAATACCAGGAGAGCCTTGTCCGGGTTTGAAGTTCTTGGCAGCTTTGCTCCATTCAAGCTCTCCCGTTTCTTTATTCTTTACCCTCCGAAACAAAGCATCGGGATTGTTCAGAAATTTGGTAATATCCCTGCTGATTTCTGCCGCTCCTTTGCCCTCCAATATTCCGTTTTGTATGGCAATTTCAATCTCTTTTGTTGAATTTTCTTTGAGATTCCACACACGGTCGGATAACGTTAAACCTCCTCTTTTTTGGTTTGAAAGCTTACTTGCTGTTATAGCGGAGGTTTTGTGGTCTCGCAGGGCTTGCTTTATAAAATCATCTGCTTTCTTATTTCCTCCGAAAGTGTCTAAAACAGTTGAATCGACAGACTTTTCTCCTAATTTAAAAGAATTATTATTGCCTGATGTTATTAACGCATTTACTTGAGACGAAAGACCGTTCAGCAACCTTTCAAGTTGCCGTTTTGCGGACTTGTTTTTATCGAACGTAAAATCACTACTCCCGTTTTCAATAGCCTTTCTCACAGCCTCTATCTTCAACGCATCCGAATAGAATTTACCGTACATCTTTTTCAGCTTCAACTCCAATGCTGCAAGATAAAGAATAAACTCCTTTTTGTTCTTTGGATATTCCACAGTTTATTCTCGACGTTATTATTCGGTAGGCTCTATAATGCTCGCATATTGCATTCTCTGTTCCTCTGCTGCCTCTGCTTGTATAACCACATATTCATCTTTTGGATTTTCGACAAGATTAGAAAGCTCAACGGATTTCTGCTGTGAAATAATAGGTTTTCCGCCGTTTGCGGCAATCAAGATTTCAACTTTTTGCTTTTCGTCATTAATCATAAACGGAGTGATTTGTGGGTATAATTCCAAGTGATCAATACTATTTGCCCACACCTTATTCATCTGTCCGAGAAACGTTTTGATAATGCTGTATTCTCGTTCTATCATATCTTCATATATAGAACTTTCTTCCCCGCATTTCAGATGAGCATCGGTAAACATAAATTCCATAGCAACGCCGGAGATATTGCCCAAACCTTTTATGTTTTCGTAACTCAAATCTGGCAATTGTATTTCCATCCAATACAATTTCATCAATGAATCAAACTGAAACTTGACACTGTCAGGGGATTGTGTCCATGATACATATTCAGCCCCGCCGTCTCCCTCTTGAACCATAAAGACTTTGTTGGATTCTCCTTTTGCGGGTGCTCCTACAAGATTCCCTTTAATTACCAACACAGGGGAAGCATGATAAGCGATTATATCGCCATTATTAGATAGTAATTTTTCTATTTCCTCGACCTTTCCATTGTCTCCGTCTCTCCAAATGGGCTGAGGTCTGTATGAATAAACAATGGGTATTTTACCCAACTTATTATCTTTTGGAAAACCCTCATCAGTTTCCCACTTTCCTCTGACTTCTATCCATCTGTAGTATTTTTCTGCTGTCCATGTTTCAAAATACTTAGTTTTTTCTTCCCCGGCAGCAATAGAGAACTGCCGACTGAAAGCAATCATATCATTTGTTTCATCGAACAAAGGGTATAATTCATTTCCTTTTTCGGGAGAAAATATCGTACATTTCAATTTCAAAGCTGTTTCAAAGCCGTATTTTTTACTCTTTTTCTTTCCGTCGACAGCGTACCAATACGTAGCCTGTTCACATTGGGAAGAAATCACTTTGCATCTATCCTTATTGACGGTATCCCATTTTGCAGACTTGAATATCTTTTTTACGGATTTCAATTGCTCCTCTTTCGAATTGTCATTTTCTGAATCCTCCATTATGTGATTGACCGGAATAGAAAACATGAATTGACTTATCCGCCTTGTTGCCAACTTTTGCAATCCAACACAAACACGAGTGCGTAGTTCTTGCCTTAAAATCCCTCCTTTGTCGTCCTTTATGTCTTTATCGGGATATTTAACCTTATCGTCAATTATATTGTGTAGCATCGGCTCAAATTCCTTTTTCAGCTCGCTCCAAGAAGGAACAACAACTGTCTTTTTCTTTAAGTCTGCAATAATATCTTCTATTTTTTCCTGCGATAGGATTTCTTCTATTTTTTTCATCGGAATGCGTTTAATATCTGATTAATATTTGTAGTGCTGTCGTGTGGGTAAAAAGTCAAAGCCAGGGCATCGGACTTCCCCGGAGACCTTTTAATTTTCTTTTTTATATCATCTTTTGGCTCAATGATAATCTTGCCGTTAGATTGAATTTTATATCTAATGTTTGTTAGCTCTTGTGTTAATTGTCCGTCTTTTGGCAGAGCTGCATTCTTTTCGTTTTTTGGATTTAACCAATCGCGAATAGCCCAAAACATATAAGCCCTCATATTGGCAAAGTTTCTTTCTCCCGTTATGTCATGCAATCCATCCGCTCCCTCAGATGCTTTTGCGGAAGTAGCATTATCATATC